GTCTTGAGCAAGTTCAAGAGAGTATTCTGCCTTCAGAGCACGTGATTGTGCAGTAACAGTTACCTTTTCAATGGTGAATGCCATTTCAGCAAATGCACGACCACTGTCAGAACCCAAAAGTTCAGCAGTAGCTGTAGGCATTGCAATACCAGTGGTAGTTGCCTTAGATGCTGGATTTTGGAAAGTGTTAGCTGTATCAAGAGCTTGTGAACCAGTGAAACCATAGGGATTCGCAGATGAATTAACACCTGAGAAGATTGTATTGGCTTCGTTGTAGAAAGCTTCTGAATTTGTGCTTGCTGGATCAGTGTTCTGACCGTTGTAACGAGCGCGCATTGCGAAAATCAGACCAGTAGGACCAGTCATTGGCTGAACGCCAGCAACGTCATACGCAATCAGATTAGGCAGTGAACGACGAACAAGAGAGATCAAAATTGGATCAAAATTGTTAACGCCACCAGCAACGTTAGTAGGACCAGCATCAGAAACGGTTTCGTTAAGTGCTTGACGGTCTTGCTTCATTGCAGCTTGTTGATTTTCCAGTACAAGTGCGGTAACCGCCTTCTTGTACGGGTCTTTAATGGCTTCAAGTTCTGGATGTTCCAGAACTGGCTGCCACTTCTTTTGAAGTTCTTCTGTAAGATACATTAGTGAATCTCCTTATAGTATCTGTTTAAAAATATTATTTATTTAATTAAAGTTTGTGAGATGGTTTTAGAGTAAACTTCCATTTCTGGGTCAACTAAACCTCTGTTAACTTTCTTTTCTTCTACGATTTGTACTTCATCGTCTAAAGCAGAATTATCAGCAGTTTTAACACTAGAAGTAATATAAGACTCCTTAATTGTTTCTAGTTTATCTGCAAATTCTTCATCGGAGGTAAATTCAATACTTTCTGCAAGTGACTTGATTTTTTCCACCTGTGTCTGCGTCAGGCCTTCACATGCTGCGTAAATAGCCTCAAACTTTTTGTGTTCATTCAACTCTTTCTTGAGTTCAACTGCACTTTTAATTTGTTCATTGAGTGAATTTTCTAGTTCTTCAACCTTATCGGTTAACTCTTCAACGATATCAACCTTATCTTCTGGGATATCGATGTAATGTTCTACAAACAGGTTACGAAGGCCATCAATGAAATCTTCTACAATTTCTGCACGAAGACCCTTAGTGATTGCCAGTTCGTTTTCTTGAACCCATTCTTCAATCATATAGTTGAGATAACCATCAACCTTTTCTGCAAGTTCATCTTTGATTTCTTCAACAGCAAGTTCAAACTGTTCTTGCATTTCAACTTGTGCTTCTGCAATAACTTCCTCAGCACGAGCAATAACTGCCGCTTCAAAAATCATTGTTGCCTTTTCTTTAAATTCTTCTGAAAGTTCTTCACCAGAAAGCATTGCATCAATATCTTCGTGATATGACTGGAATGTTGCACCTGGATTAGATGACATTGTTTGTGTTGCAAGTTTCGACGCCTTGCGGTCACGGATAGACTCGTAATCTGTCGCATCAGCTTGCGCTGTGGAACGAAGGTCCGCACGACCTTGGGTTTCTTGTGGTTGACCCTTAGGTGATGTATAACCTACGCCATCTTTTTCAGAACCAACTGGAGGTGTCGCACCTGGTGGTGTTGCCGACGGTGTGCCTTTCAGATAGTCAGGAAGAGTATCATCCTTCTTTTCTGGTGATTGGCCAACCAACCCAGCTTCATGAGTACCATACGCAACAGTTGAACTAAGTTTTGTGTCGCCGACTCCGCTTTCTTGGCCACGGTGCTTAGCTGCTACATTAGCATCTAAAATGTCCTTAGCGGCTTCGGTCAGATTAAATTTTCCCATTTTCGAAAATCTCCTTGATTTTTATATTGGATATTTATATTAAATTGATTTTATGAAGTTTTCAAAGATTTTTAGACTAACTGCTTCAATTTCACTGTGAGAAGCCTTGCGGATTTCTTTAACAGCTTGTTCAAATTGCATTTCAGTCCAAACGCCATCTACTAACATCCATTCTTTTCCTTCCATAATTCCTTGCACAAAAGCACCAGGAGCTGAAGGGTCTGCTACAATATCCGCCGCTGTGGCCAGATAGAAGTCATCTTGAACGATATTGATCCCATTAACGCTCTTCAAAGAACCCATACCTCTAGACGATACTCCTAACTGAGCACCACCTTCAATAAGGTTTCTTGCGATATTACCCATAGGTGTTTCAAGAATTTTAGCTTTGCCTATCCAATCAGTACCTTCTTGACGCAATCCCACAATTAAATGTGAAACTCTGTCTAGGTTGATTGATGGTGTGTCTGGATGTCCTAGTTCACCAAAGGCACGGTTTTTATTTATGTATTCTTCTGTGTAACGACCAACCTCTTTACGCATAGTATCTTCTTTGTACATGCGGCCATTACGATTGGCTTTCTCTGCAACAAGAAATGGTCCTTCAATGAAAAGAGTTTTCTTTCCATCTTTTTCTTCAATCAAATAGTTGACCGATTCCACAATTTCTTTTATTAGTTTCATTATGGAGTTACTCCGTATGGAGGATAGTTGAATGCAGCAGGATCATTAAATTGTCCAGCCTGGAAGTATGATCCGTTTTTATATAACTCGATAATTAGAGTATACGCTGCATTTGCAGTAGTACCAACAGTCGTAATTGTTACATTACCTGTTGGATTAGTAGCATTGTTCCAAATGCCAGGAAGATTATCATTTGGATTTGTGTCTCCACCTCCAACTCCAAGTGCAACGATTGTTTTGTTCGTATCACCTTGCCACTTTAATTGTAAGTGACCAATTTCTTGGTCCACATTATATACAATTCTCTTAATGGTAAATGCATTGGCTCCAAATCCCGCAGGTAGTGTATTTCCTGTTTGATATGGTGCACCATTGGCATTTAAACATCCACTTAATGTTCTTGGATCAATGATAACTGTTTCAACTTCATTTCCTCCATTGGCATCAAAAATACCAACGCGCTTGATGACTGTTTTTCTTGTTGTGTCAATTAGTATTTGTTGACTATTTGATGTTGCCATTTTTAATCCTTATTTTCTTCTTCTGATTGGAATTCTTCCTCTACTGGTGGACCTGAAGAAGACCACTGGGAAGCAGTATAGGGAACTGTAATGTATTTATTGATCTTGTCCACAAAGTATAATGCAACCCTTTGTTTATTTGGATACTGTCTGATTGATTGCCTACGCATAATCAGAATATTTGGTGGGTCCAGAGTTTCTCTGGACTCCACGATAGTTGCTTTGAAATCCTTAAAGGTTTTCATTATCTTTTAACCGCTTCATCATCCCATTCGTCTTCATCTTCTTCATCTTCGTCCCACTCATCTTCATTATCATCAATACCTTCTTTGGTGAGACAGCCTTTCTTGACCATCTTCTTGACTAGAGCCTTATCTTCCTTTTCGTCCTCATGTCCTTCTTCTTTTTCAGTTTCTTCCTGTGAAAGAATGGATTGTGCAAGTTCTTGCTTCTTTGCTTCAATGTGTGACATTACTCTGTCGTGGATTTCTGCATAAAGAGCATCACGCATTTCTGAACCTTGGTCATTATATGCAAAATCAATGATGTTTCTTGTGTTAGACATTTTTAACTCCAAATAGATATATTTATTTACAATATTTGTTTAATTTTTACAAATGTTCCTGGTGAAAGATTTTCTTGTTGTTGGTCCAGACCAGCCTGGCGTTGTGCCATTGCTGCTTGTTGTTCACCTTGAATATCACCCATCATCTGTTGGGCTGAAACTTGGTTGGTTACTTCAACAGGTAATCCTAGTCCTACCGACTTTTCTTCATCAATTTCTTCTTGCATTTGCTGTATTTCATCATCAGTCATACGCAAAACTTCTCTTTGAATCCAAGCCTGTGAATAATAACGACCAGTGTAAGGATCAACTTGACTTAATAGTGCCAATCTTTCCTTCATCAATTCCGCATCTTTAAGTTCGGTAAAGTTATTATCTTGAATAAAATCAAAATAAATGTGTTCTTTGAACTCATCCCATTCATCAGAAGTACAAATGCCTTTTAATACACACTGTACTCTAAGAGCTTGGTCGAAAACATCCGAAAACTTATTACGCATACGGTCAACAAACTTGGAGAACTTCAGTTCATCTCTTGTGACTTCTGCGACACGACCAATAGAGAAACCTTGATTTGGTTCCAATCTTGAGATAGGAACATTCAATGATTTGTAAAGTTTTCTTTCAAAATACTTTACATCTTCCAATTCACCTAAGTTTTGGCCACCAGGAAGTGTGGTGATTTCTGTTCCTTTGCCACCTTCTCTTCTCGGTAACCAAAAATCTTCCATCATAGATTGGAACTTACGGTCATCTCTTACTTCGCCTGTGCTGGAATCATACACAAGTTTATTTTTGTACTTGACCATAATGTCACGAAGATACTGTTCGGCCTTTAATTTGGGTAGATTGCCGACATCAATATAGAAAATGCGTCTTTCTGGTGCTCTAGATATACGATAAATTACAGTTGCATCCTCAATCATACGCAATTGATTTAGAGGTTTAATTGCTTTATGTAAGTAAGAAAGGACAACAGCCCTCCTAGAATCCATAAGACCAGAGACAACAGCAATAATAGAATCCGTTGTAATGCGTACTCCAACAGGACCATAGTTTGATGAAGAACCTGTGACAACCTTATCATTGTAGATGTAGTATTCGTTGATTACATTCATCACATCAACGCCGGTCCTTTCATCCTTTTTCTTTTTTATTTCACGAACCTTGCGTAATTTTCTAGGATCGATATATCTTAACTCTTTAATTCCTTCTGAAGGATTATCTCTGTCGATAATAATATGATAGTACATTCTACCATCAATATAATATCTACGAAAAATATCTGCGGCCATATTATTGTAGTTCATTAATCGGCAGATATTTTGAAATTCTTTCCTGATAGCGTCTTTAATTTTATCAGGTTGCTTTAAATCATCAAGAACAATTTTAATTGTTTTACCATCATCATCTTGACAAATGGCTTCATTCACAATATCATCAATGGCAGATTCAATTTCTGGTTGCATTGCCATTTCTCTATATCGAGAAATGAGTTCAACTTCATTTTTTGCTGTTCCATCTAAATCAACATAAGTTCCATAGTAAGCGG